GCGAAGATCCTCTCGGCCGCCTATGGCAAGACCATCACGGCAGAGATGGTCGGCACCATCGCCGAGCGGGGGGACCTCTTGCAGCCGGACGGGACGATCAATCTGGTGCACTACACCGCGTGGCTGGTCAAGGAGGTCTCGCGTGGCCATTGACCCGCGGCAACTCCGCCCGTCCACGCTGACGAAGACGCTCAATTCGACCCCCCTGGGCGAGGTGATCGGCGAGCGGCAATTACGGAGGCACCGCAACCGCGCGGGATTCACGATCGGCGACGCCAGGACCGTGGACCTCTTCCGCTACGCGGCGTGGCTGACGCTTCAGTGGCATGCACCGGTCGAAGACAAGGCCGCCGACTACGAGGCGATGAAGGAGGCCGCCCGCGCCCGCAACGCGGAGCTGTCTGCCATCGGACGGGACATCGGCGAGATCCCCGAGGCGGTCGACCTCCACCGAAAGGCCCGCGCGGAGACGGACTTCCGCTTCTTCTGCGAGGCGTACTTCCCGCAGACGTTCAGCCTGGCCTGGTCGGACGACCATCTGAAGGTGATCGCCAAGATCGAACAGGCCGTCCTTCGCGGCGGGCTGTTCGCCATGGCTATGCCGCGCGCCAGCGGCAAGACGACGCTGGCCGAGACGGCGTGCATATGGGCGATGCTCACAGGCGCGCGGGAGTTCGTCTGCCTGATCGGTTCGGATGCCGGGCATGCGCGCAGCATGCTGGAGAGCATCAAGGTCGAGTTCGAGACCAACGACCGGCTGCTGGAGGACTATCCGGAGGCGATCTATCCCATTCACGCACTCGAGCGCATCCACAACCGCGCCAAGGGTCAGCTATGTAACGGCCGGCACACGCGGATCGTCTGGACGGCAGACGAGATCGTCCTGCCGACGATTCCGAACAGCAAGGCCTCCGGCGCGATCATCCGCGTGGCCGGCATCGAGAGCCGCATTCGAGGCATGAAGTTCAAGCGAGCCGACGGCAGGGCGATCCGTCCTTCGCTGGTAGTGCTGGACGACCCGCAAACGGACGAGTCGGCACGCAGCGATCAGCAGGTCCGTAGCCGAATGGAGACGCTCAACGGTGCGATACTGAACCTGGCCGGGCCGGGGGAGAAGATCTCCGGCATCATGCCGTGCACTGTCATCCGCCCTAGCGATCTGGCCGACCAGATCCTCGACCGCGACAAGCATTCGGCCTGGCAGGGCGAACGGACGAAGCTGGTCTACTCCTTCCCGACCAACGAGAAGCTGTGGGAGAGATACGCGCAGATCCGTGCCGACAGCTTCCGCAATGATGGCGACGGCCGCGAGGCCACCGAGTTCTACCGCAACCATCGTAAGGAAATGGATGCAGGCGCAATCGTCGCCTGGCCCCAGCGACACAACGAGGATGAGTTGTCGGCCATTCAGCACGCGATGAATCTGAAGCTCCAGGATGAGCGTGCCTTCTGGGCCGAGTATCAGAACGAGCCGCTCCCCGAGGATGAGGGGGACGCGGATCAGCTCACAGCCGATCAGGTTGCAGCGAAGGTCAACGGACATGCCAGGGGGGAGGTGCCCACCGGCGCGAGCCATCTGACGATGTTCATAGACGTACAGGGCAAGCTGCTGTTCCACGCGGTGGTCGCGTGGGAGGACGACTTCACCGGATACGTTATCGATTACGGCACGTATCCAGAGCAGCAGCGGGCATTCTTCACGCTGCGCGACGCGCAGAAGACGCTCGGGCGTGCAGCGCCCGGCGCGGGGCTGGAGGGATCGATCTACGCCGGACTGGGCAAGCTTACCGAGGAATACCTGTCCCGGCGCTGGCGGCGAGACGACGGCGCGGAACTGCGGATCGAGCGCTGCCTAATCGACGCCAACTGGGGCCAGTCCACCGACGTGGTCTACCAGTTCTGTCGCCAGAGTGCCCATTCGGCCGTCGTAATGCCCAGCCACGGTCGCTACGTCGGGGCGTCCAGCGTTCCCTTCGGCGAATACAAGCGCAAGCGCGGCGAGCGCGTCGGGCATCACTGGCGCATCCCGAACACCCAGGGCCGCCGGCAGGTCCGCCACGTCCTGATCGACACCAACTACTGGAAGAGCTTCATCCACGCCCGCTTGGCCGTGGCGATGGGAGACCCGGGCTGTCTGTCCTTCTTTGGCCGCAAGGCAGGGGAGCATCAACTTCTTTCCGAACACATCATCGCCGAGTATCGCGTGCGGACAGAGGCGCGCGGCCGGGTAGTCGATGAGTGGAAGCTCCGCGCCGGCAGTCCTGATAACCACTGGCTGGACTGCCTGGTCGGCTGCGCTGTAGCGGCATCCGTCCAGGGCGCTGTGCTGTTTGGGACGGAGGTGCCCGGTCGCATGCCGCGCAGGCCCGTGAAGTTGTCGGAGCTGCAGAGGGGGCGAAGATAGATGGCCGATCGATCTGAACCGCGCAGGCCCGCAGAAAAACGCGGCCTGGAATGCCCTCGTTGCGGGTGCGGGCATTTCCGGGTGCTATATACCAGGGCTGCCTGGGGCGGCAGATTACTTCGTCGGCGCGAGTGCCGTTACTGCGGCCGGCGGATGACAACCTACGAACAGATGGCCTCTTGATGCAGGAATGGCCGACTTGCCGCCTCGTGCTTGAGGGGCTAAGCCCATTAGCCCGTACGGCCAATGACGTCAAGCCCGCCCCCCAAGTTCTAGATGCGGAACAATCTGAGGCCTTCGCGCGCATCTTCCGACGTTTTTCGCCTCGACGGGGTAAGTAACTAATAGGCGCCCATGGTGTGGCCGCCTGACGGGAGACTCGATGGCTGAGGACCTCGACAGCACGATTCGCGACAACGCCACGGGGCCGAAGCGCGCCGCTGGCGATGCTGGCAGCGTAGAGCAGCACGGTCTTGCCGACCAGATCGCCGCCGACAAGTATCTGGAATCTAAGAAAGCCAGCCGCTCGAAGGGACTCGGCGTCAAGCTGGCCAAGATCTCGCCGGGAGGGACCGTCTAGTGTGGCCCTTCGCACGGAAGCAAAAGACTCGTCGGCCCCTCCCCGGCGTCGCCAAGGCTATGCCGGGCATGCCGGCCGTCGTCCGTGCGCGGTACGACGCCGCCCAGACCACCGCTGAGAACGCCAAGCACTGGGCGATGGCCGATTCGCTGTCGGCCGACGGCGCTGCATCAGCGGATGTCCGTCGCAAGCTGCGGCAGCGCGCCCGCTACGAGGTTGCCAACAACTCCTACGCCAAGGGGATCGTGCTGACACTTGCCAACGACTCTATCGGCACCGGTCCCAGGCTTCAGCTTCTGTCGGGGAACGACGAGACCAACCGGCGCGTGGAGGCGGCTTTCGCTCAGTGGGCCAAGGCCGTGGACCTTGCAGGCAAGCTGCGAACCATGCGGATGGCCAAGGCGACAGACGGCGAGGCGTTTGCCGTACTGACGGCCAACCCGATGATAGACTCGCCGGTGATGCTGGACGTACAGTTGGTAGAGGCCGACCGCGTGGCCTCGCCGATCATGGCCTTGCTGCCTGTAGCCAACGACGTCGACGGCATCACACTCGACGCCTACGGCAACCCGCAGACGTACACGATACTGCGTCAACATCCCGGCGACCTGACGGCGTGGAAGACGCAGTATGACCTGGTGCCCGCCGACGCGGTCGTGCACTGGTTCCGAGCTGACCGGCCCGGCCAACACCGTGGCATTCCGGAGATCACGCCCGCTCTGCCGCTGTTCGCCCAGCTTCGCCGCTACACGTTGGCCGTGCTGGGAGCGGCGGAGACTGCCGCCGATTTTGCGGCTGTGCTGTTTACAGACGCACCGGCCAGCGGCGAGGCCGCCGCCGTCGAGCCGATGGACATCGTCGAGCTCGAAAAACGCATGGCCACCGTTCTGCCCGACGGCTGGAAGCTTGGGCAGATCAAGGCAGAACAGCCCGGCACCGCCTACAGCGAGTTCAAGCGGGAGATTCTCAACGAGATCGCCCGCTGCCTGAACCTGCCGTACAACATCGCTGCCTGCAATTCCTCCGGCTACAACTACGCTTCCGGGCGACTCGATCACCAGACCTACTACAAGTCCATCCGCGTAGAGCAGGCTCACCTTGCAGAGACCGTACTGGATCACGTCCTGGCCGCCTGGCTGGATGAGGCACAGCTCCTGACAGAATTCTCATTCCTCCGATCGGCCGACGATATGTCGCATCAGTGGTTCTTCGACGGCACTGAACATGTCGACCCGGCCAAGGAAGCCAACGCCCAGGCGACGCGCCTGGCTAGCAACACCACCACGCTGGCGGCCGAGTACGCCCGCCAGGGCAAGGACTGGGAAACGGAACTGCGCCAACGCGCCAAGGAAAAGGCTCTGATGAAGGAATTGGGGCTCGCAACTTCGGATGCAGCGCCGCGACCTGCGGGTCAAGCCCCTTCGGCAAGCTCAGGGCAGGACGAAGAGGAGGACGACACGGATGTCGAACAGCAGCAAGCAGCTTGATTACCTCACCTTCCGCTGCCCGCTCACTGTCGAGGCGGCGAGCGAAGACGACCCTTCGACAGGCTCAGGGCAGGGCAAGAAAACGCCGCGCTTCCGCATGGTCGCCTACACCGGCGGGCTGATGCGGATTGCGGGCTTCCCTCACCCGGTTGTGGTCGACCTGGAGGGCCTGGCCATCGAGCGCCAGGACATCCCGGTCCGGCTAGACCATAGCCCGCGCCAAGGTGTCGGCCACACCCAGCGTGTGGTGATAGACAGCGGCAAGGTCATCGCTGAGGGACTCATTAGCCGCGACACATCCTGGGCTCGCGACGTAGCGAAGTCTGGCGTGAACGGTTTCCCTTGGCAGGCCAGCATCGGTGCTGCCGTCGTGGACGCCGAATTCATCCCCAACGGTCAGAGCATCACGGTCAACGGAAGGACATTCGACGGACCCGTCCACGTGGTCCGTAAGGCCATCCTCAAGGAAATCTCGTTCGTAGACAGCGGCGCTGACACCAATACCAGCGCCAAGGTCGCCGCCCGCCGTCGTCAAGACTATGGCGGAGAAGCAAACAGTAAGGAGCCCAATTCCATGGACGGTAACGACACTAACACCACGCAGGACCAGAACCTGCAGGATGCGTCGCAGACGGACACCCCTGTGCCCGACACCGACGCGTCCAAGGACACGACCGGCACGCCCGAGCCTGACGCGTCCCCCGCACAGGCAGAGCGAAGCAACGTTCCTGACGGGAATGCGAAGCCTCAGGCTAAGCCAATGCCCACGCCCGACACCGTCAACGCGTCCGCTGGCGGCAACGCAGATCCGGTGACGCAGATGCGGCAACGGATGGCGGCCGAGACGCGCCGCGTCGAGGCGATCCGCAAGCTCTGCGCCGGCAAGCACCCGGACATCGAGGCCAAGGCAATCGAGGAGGGCTGGGACGAGACGCGCACTGAGCTGCACATCCTTCGCGCCAGCCGACCCAAGGTCCCGGCCGCAAGCCCACCGCAGCGTCCTGCCACGCCGCAGGTCTTCGAGGCTGTGGCGCTGATGGCCTCCGGTCTGCCCAACTCGCGGATCGAGGCGATCTACGCCGAGCCGGTCCTCGAGGCCGCCGACAAGCTGCGCGGCGTGGGCATCCAGGAGTTCTGCGAGCTGGCGTGCGGCCAGCAATTGCCGCGCTTCCGGCGCGACGCGGCCGGATGGCTCCAGGCCGCATTCAGCACCACGTCGCTGCCGGGCATCCTCTCCAACATCGCCAACAAGATGCTCCTGGAGGGCTACAACTACGTCGAGGACGCCTGGCGGAGGATCGCGAAGATCGCCTCGGTCAACGACTTCAAGGAGCACAGCCGCTACCGGATGACCGGCTCGTTCAAGTTCGAGCAGGTCGGCCCGGACGGCGAGCTCAAGCACGGCAAGCTGGACGAGCAGAAGTAC